TATGTTGGGCAAGATTTCCGAGATTTGGACTTAATGAACACAAAGTTTATTAATTGCACTTTTTATATGTGCAAGAATCTTGAAATAAGAGGTAAAAACATTATAGATTGTAGCATGGTTGCTACTGATATAACGATAAGAAAATGATATGTTAACGAAACAGATTTCATTAACATATAAACTTGACATTTAAGAAATAATTTAGTAATATTTAGAAAAGATTTAGAAAAGAAAAAGGAATAAGCGGATGCAAATTTCAGAAGAACATCAAAGAATTATTAATAGGCAAATTAGCCGTTGTATCCGCTCGATTTCCCAAGTTATCGAACCGCACGAGATTATTGAAGATTCAATTAAATTATACATGAATTATCTTGCCAAAGACCTTTTTTCATCTATTCCCGATAATATACAAAAATTACCGACAAAATACGAACATAAGAGGTTTGATTAATGGCTAACAATAAAAAATCGTTTATATTTTATTGCGATTGGAAAGAAACATTTTCCGCGTTGCCACTAGAAAAAGCAGGATTACTTATAAATCATTTATTGGCTTATGTGAATGATGAAAACCCACAAACCGACGACATACTAATTAATGCAGTATTTGCAAATATCAAACAAACACTTAAAAGAGATTTAAAAAAATACGATTTAATTAGGGAAAAAAGAATAAACGCAGGTAAAGCAAGTGCAGAAGCAAAGAAACAAAACTCAACAAGTGTTAACACATGTCAACAAGTGAACCCTGTAAATGATAATGTAAATGTAAATGTAAATGTAAATGATAAAGAATTAAAAGAAAACCCTATAAAAGAAAATGAGGGGGGGATTTCCATGAGGATTAATAACATTAATTACGATTTAGGCTTAATAAGAAGTAAGTCAGGTGCTATTAATTTTATAAGAACCTCTCTGCAACTAAATGACATAGAAAACAAAAAGAAGATTATCGAAAAAATTAATCTTATTCCAAGTGCTGATTTTAATAAAGATATCATTAATGCTTTAGTAAGAATAAAAGGAATAATTGAAGAGGTGTTAAAAGGTGAATAAATACGATATCAACCTCGAACAAGAAGTGTTAGCAATCCTCCTAATGGATTATGAGACAGCTAAACACTATCAGTTTTTAACGAATAAGGCTTTATTTTATTCTGACGCTAACAAGATTATATACGATGCCGTAATTATCGCTTTAAACGATAAAAAAGCCATTGATGTGTTGATTGTGACTTCTATCTTGAAAGATAAAAACCAATTAGAAGTAATTGGTGGAGTATATTATCTAACAAAAATCGTTAATTTATATGTTAACTCAAAAAACATTGATTTTTATGTTGAACGCTTAAAAGAATTATCCAATCATAGAGAATTAGATAAGGTTTGCTCTAACATCTTGCACAACAAAAATAACTCCACCTATCAAGAGTTAATGGATGAGTTCAAAAATAAATTAATGACGCTTGAAAACGATAGTACGCAAATTAATAGTAGCGTGCTTTTAAAAAATTTATTATCTGGTTATGGGGAATCCCTAGAACAGCAAACAGAAAAGCCAATACCTACAAACTTTGAAGCCTTAGATGATATAATTATTGGATTAGAATTAGGCAATCAGGTTGTTATTGGTGCTAGACCTTCGCAAGGTAAAACAGCATTTGCAATAAATTTAATGCTAAAAATGGAACTACCAACTTTATTTTTTAGTTACGAAATGAATATAAACGAAGTAGTTAGAAGGTTCTTAGCTGTTAGCGGGAATGTTCCAGTAAGGGAATTGAAAGCTAAAAAATTAGATGATAGAAGTTGGCAAAAAATAACAAATGGGTTCGGAAAATTATCTGATAAGCCTATCTATATCAATGATTGCAAAAAAATGACAATTGAAAAGCAAATAGCACTTTGCGAAAGGGAAATAAAAGAACTAGGGATTAAGCTTATTGTTAGTGATTATATAGGATTAATCAGAAGTAGCCAACGGCATCAAAACAGACAAGAGGAAGTTGCTTATATTTCAAGAAGCTTAAAGCAATTAGCAAAGGATAACAATGTTATTGTTGTTACGCTTGCCCAGTTGAATCGTTGTAGCGAACAAAGAGCAGATAAAAGACCAATATTATCAGACCTAAGAGAGAGTGGACAGATAGAACAAGATGCTGATTTTATTTGGTTCTTGCATCAATTTAATTTGATTATTGCAAAAGCCAGGGACGGAGCATTAGGCGATGTACCGTTTTATTTTGTACCGGAAACAACAAAATTTGAAAAATATACCGGACAAAATAGGGATTATATCAAAAAAGAAAAGGAGAGAGCAGATGTATACGGATAGAGGGAGTTTTTGCCATGCAAGGAAGTTTTTTAGTCATTTGACAGGGTGCTGGAAACCAGAAGCAAGAGAAAAACTTGTTGCTTTGTTGAAAGAAGAGCGAGAACTAAGAAAAAATAAGTTATTGGAGGTGAAATAATGGCGGTTTATTATTGCATCAAGAAAGATTGTTTTTTTCATGATAAGTTTAAGACTACTGGTTGCAGTAGTTGTATGGTGAAAGAGTGTCTAGCGTCTGATTGCGAAGACTTCTTTGAACCAAAGGAAGGGGGGTAGCGTGATGGAAATAAGAGATGTTTTATATTTACCATCAGGAAGAATATTATTACAAAAAACTGATGATGATTATATAATTGAATCTACGGAAATGCGTGATGTTGCTATTGAAGGGAAATTACATTCAAATGTTAGATGCACACAGAATCCACAAGAGATATGGAAGCATTTGGTTCCATATGAAAAAAAATGGTTAATGACGGTAAGCACACAAAAAGGATGCACACATAGTTGTAAGTTTTGTGATGTTGCAACATTGCCTTTTAAAGGAAATCTTACGCAAAAAGAAATAGAATCACAGATTTTTAATCTTTTGAATAGTAGTCCTTATGTAACTAAATCGAACAAAGTAAAAATAGGATTTGCTAGAATGGGAGAACCTGCATGGAATATAGATAATGTTCTTGGAGCAATGAGAAATCTTCCAAATATTTCAAGTTCGCTTAGCCGTGGTTTTAATTGGCTACCTTGTTTTAATTCTATCCTTCCAAGAAGAGCTAATGTTCTCAGTCAAGTAATTGATTTTAAGGAGTCGGCATACAAAGGGAACTTACATTTGCAAGTATCTTGTAACTCTACTGATGAAAATCAAAGAAAAGAACTTTTTGGTGGAGCAGATGTTATAACACTAGATGAAGTAATAAGCATCGTAAATAAAGAAAAAATAACAAATAGAACAGTTACCCTTAATTTTATAGCCATGCAAGGCATAGAGGTATCAGTCGAAAAGTTACAGAAAATGGGTTTGACAGGAGATAAGTTTACCGTGAAGCTCATACCACTAAATGCAACAAACAACGCTAATAATAACAACTTAAAAACTGTTGCTAATTATTCCAACTATGAAAAGTTACTGGAACTTAAAGAAGAGTTTACAAAAAATGGTATACCGGTAGTGGTAGACGCTATTGCTAAATGTGAGGAGGCAGGATTATGCTGTGGACAACTAGCCCAAATATATCTGTAATTACAAATTTTGGATGTCGTGCTGATTGTTGGTATTGCATCTGGAAAGGTCACAAATTAGAGCATGTTAGAGAAGAAACAGACTGGATAAAATTAGAAAAGTTTTTGACTGGCAATAGAGACAAAGGGAAAGTTTCAGTGTCTGGTGGCGGTGATTGCCTATATCGGTATGATAAATATGTTGGATGGTGGATAAAGTTTTTTGAGTTAACCGAAAGATTAGGAATGCTGGTAGATGTACACACCAGAGAAAAGTTTACGCATCAGTCTTTTTGGAGAAAACATATTAATAGGTGTGTGTTTTCTTCGGATAATCTAAAAAATGATAAAGACTACCTAATTTATCTGTCTAAATTATGCAAAATAAGAATTACGCATTTAGTAACTGCTCATACAACAATAGAAATGATAGAAGAATATTTACAGTTTCAAGAAGAGGTTAATTGCCAGTTTACCGTAAAGGAGTTAGTAGGATACTCTGATGGAGGAATGTACAAAAAAATAAGGAAAGAGTACCCGGAAGTATATCACCTGGACGAGGGAGATTATAATATTTATTACATGCCAAATAATACGGTTACTGATTGTTTTTTGTAATTGCCTGGAATCGTATGTATCCAGAAACAAAGATAAGGGGGGTGATTAATGACAAAATA